CCAGTTTAAAATAAACTATAACGAGAAGATTGTTAATAAAGTAGTTGAGGATTTTCTTTCGACAATTGAAATTATTATCAACAATCCTGACTATGCTATTTTCAAAAAATCTGATTATGGTACATCTTACATGGATGAACTTGTTCATGGTTTTGAGGAAGAAAACAGAATCAAGATTACAGGTATTGATGATGATAATTAATAAGTATGTGATGCTTGCTTTGATATTTCTAGCTTTGGAATTGGCATTGATTGATGATAAAGATGAATTAATTGATTGGATTTCAGAATTAGGTTTATTCTTGTTTGTGTATTTGATATACATATATTTTAAAAAATTTTGATTGGAGGTTTTTAATTGGGTAGAGAATATTTAGGTGATGAAGAATCAGTAAAAAAATTTTGGGAGAATGTGGTAGATATGTGTAATCGTAGAGGAACTACAATTACAAAATTATCTCTTAAGTTAGGTAAGTCACCTAATCACATATCAAACATGAAAAGTCAAAATATAAACCCTACTTTAGTAAAAATAAAAAATATTGCTAAAGCTTTAGGGATTGGCATTACAACACTTTTTAAAGGAATTTAAAAAATTTTTATTTTAGGGTTGCATTTTGCAACTCTTAGTGGTACAATAAAAGGGTATTAAGGTAAAACATAAAGGAGACATTATCATGGAAGAAAAAAATTTAGTTACATTACCTGATAAAGTAGCTGAGTATCTAGAGTTTATGAAAGAAAAAAATTATACACCAATCGGTGCTTTTAAAATAGTTATTGGCAGTGGAGAAACCAAAGATTTAATGAAAAAATTTTTTGAGGACTATAAAAATCAAGAAAAATTTGCAGAAGCTTGGATACATGGTTATAAGCTAGAAGAAAAATTTTATAAAGTTAAATTTAAAAATCTCGGTGATGTTTATGGGTATCTTAACTATGAGAGAGAAGAAAAATTTTCAAATTAAGTAGTGAAGATGATTCAAAATACTTTCAAACAAAATTCACAAAAAATTTCCTTAAAGAAAATGGTTTTGGTTGGGTTATTGATTGTGAAGGTGTAGAACTTATTGAGGTATAAAATGACTAAACAAAAATTATATAGAGTAAGAGTTAGAGATGTAGCAGGCTTTAATCATTACTATCTAAACTATGAGGAAGCTACAGGAGAGTGGTCTATTGACACAATAGATGAGGGTAAACTCTTTAGAACTTCATTTACTAAGGAAGAACTTAAAAAGCAGGTTTTATGTGGGTATTTGATAGCCCACTTACAGAGGTATGGGAGTTGATATAGATGCTCAAAACTAAATATTTAGTAACTAGCCAAAGTTTTATTGACACTGAAGAAATTGATGAATTAATCAATGATTTCTTGGAAGAAAATCCTGATATTGAAGTTATTGATATTAAGTATCAATCAAATATTTCTGCTGTAGCTGATAGTGGTGTAAGTGCTACTTACTTTAATAACTCAGCTTTGATTATATATAAGGAGAGTACGAAATGATGAACAAGGATGAAGCAGTACAGAAATTGGCAAAGGTAGCACACATTTCGGTAGCTTATGCTGAGGATTTATACGACTCATTCTTTGAGAAACCAGTAGTGCCTCAATTCGTGGCAGATTGGTATGAGGAACACAAAACAAGTTATGACTATGAATTATGGGATTATCTATCTAGTTGGGAATACCAAAAAGAAGATAATTTTAAAAAATGGATAGGCGAATCTTATGAATCTGACAAGCGTATCATCACCCTCGTCAACATGCACCAGTTTGGGTATGAGGTAGGGAAAGGACATAGATATATAGTCAAATTCAAAGGAGTTTCTGGCGACGCTAGATATTTGAATCACGAGACTGACGGCAATTGGTATATCAATAGCAGACAGGAGACACATCAGTTTCGAGTCGCTCACACACGCAAAGAGCTAGAAGAAGCTAATTTCGGATGGGTGTTCGACTGTGAAGGCGTTGAAGTGAAAGAGGTGAAATAATGGATATTATTAGATATATCATTGCACACCCCTTGTATTGTTTAGCTCTAGGTTTCCTAGTTATTGTAGCATGGAATCTAGCAGGGTTTAATAATACAGCTACAAACAACAAACGTAGTGCATTAATTAATAAGCACTACAGAAAAAATTTCAAAAAATAATTTAAGGGCTTTTAGCCCTATTGAGACAGCAAAGGTTAAAGCACAACACTGTTCTAAAAAATTAATTTTACCTTTCTTTATTTCATAACATTACATGCGTACATTTCATTTGTCTTATGTGCTACAGGGGTTCAACTCCCTTGGCTGTCATTACCTTTTAGGTAAAAAATTTTTAAAGGAGTAAACTACATGGTTAAGTTGAAAAAACTTAGTGAGATTAAACCACATAATCTTACTACCATTTATGGTATGCCTGGTAAAGGTAAGACCAAACTAATTTCTTCCATGCCAGGAAAAATTTTAGTTGCTGACGCTGACAATGGTTTGTCTACAATTATAAATGATGTAGCTAAATCAGGGCAGACAGTTGATGTAGCTACAGTTGAATCTTGGGAAGATTTCTTGGAAGTGTTGGATGAGGTAAAAAATTATGATAGCTTTGCTATTGACCATTTAACTAAAATTCAACAATTCTTGTATGACTATCTTATTGAGAATGATAAGAAAGCTAAACGCATGACCTTACAACTATATGGTTATGCAAAGGAAGAGATGATTTCAGTCATTGATAGATTGGTTCGTTTTGCAAATGCAGGTAAAAATATTTATGTTATCTGCCAAGAGAAACAAATTAATCTTGAAGATGAGGATGAAGACCTTCCTAAAATCATCACTGCAGACCTACAAGGTTCTATCCGTGATTATCTGTTAGCTTCTTGCTCTCTTGTAGCTAACGCTCGTACATATCAGAAAAAAGAAAAGGTAGACGGTAAACCTAAGAAAGTAACTTATTATGGGATTCAACTTAGTGACTCTAATATCTACACATTGAAGGTTCGTACACCTGAAAAAAATTCTGTTCCTGATAAGCTCATCAATCCTACATGGAATGACATTAATAAAGTCTTAGGAGTGACTGAAAACTCATCTGCTCAAACAGTTAAAACAAAAAAACCTAAAACAACTAAAAAATCTAAAGGAGATAAAGAGTAATGAAAATCAAATTTGAAAATGCAGAGGGTATCAAGGACGGTATCCATGAAGTTAAAATCACAAAAATCAAACGTGTAAAACTTGGTAAAGATAAGAAGTCAGCTACACAAGTAACATTTGTAGGTAAGACTCTTAATATGACAAGCAACTTCTTTGACAACTATATCTCAGGTCAGTTGTTCCAAAAAATGGTTCGTGCTGTTGGTTTTGAAGATTTTGATGTTACTGTAGATGAAATTGATTCTGAAGACCTTATTGGTGAATCATTGAATGTTGAAGTAGGGGCACAAGAAAACAACCCTAAATTTAAAGAAATCAAAGATTACCTTCCTCTTGGTGATGAAGATGACCTTGAAGATGATGATGAGGATGAAGGGGATGAAGAGGATGAAGAGTAAAGAAGAAAAAATGCAAGCTATTGCTTACAACATTTCTAAACTCTTATACATCCAAGGATGGACTCAGTTAAAGCTTGCTAAAGCTTTAGGTGTTAGTCACACTACTATTCAAAACTACATCAATCAGAAAAAACTTGCTTCTGATGCTTCAATCAAAAAACTTGCTGAAATTGCAGGTGTTACTGAAGAAGAATTTCTTATTGAAGGGAGTTTCTAGATGCAGGCAAATGAATTGAAAATAGGAGACATCTTTCGTGTAGATGAACATGGATATAGTAATGAACCTTTGGAATGTTTAGACATTCAAGAATATCATGTAGTTTATCAACCACTTAATACTTCTAAATTATTTAACATGTCTAAAGGTAATAAAGTAGTTATTCTTGAAAAAGAAGAAGAAAAAAATTCTGATTCTGAAGTACATAACCCACAACGCTATAATACTAACAATGTAGAGTGTTGGGATTTCATTGCTAAGTATGACCTAGACTATTTTGTAGCTACAGCCGTTAAGTATGTATGGAGACATAAGTATAAAGGTAAAAAACAAGACCTTGAAAAAGCTTTAGAGTTTTTGAATAAACGTCTTAGTCTTGAAAAAATTTTTGAAAGACCTAGTGATTTTACTTATGAAGTACCACAAGTAATTGATTATCAAGATATGGATATTACACAAATGGTAATTCTATATTATGCTAGTCGTTTACATGTAGTGTCACCAGAAGCTCAGAAACAGCTTGTAACAAAGATTAAGGATATTGTGGAGGAATATACTAATGAGTTATATTGAATGGCATACAGAGGATGATAGACTGCTTCCTGTGCGTGCTACAAAAAATTCTGTTGGGTATGACTTTGTATCTCCTGAAGATTATGAGATTAAACCAGGTTTAACTATTGTTATTGAATCAGGTGTATCTTGTGAGTTTTCAAATGACTTATGGCTTGGTATCTATGGACGCTCTAGCTTTGTTAAAAAAGGTCTTATGAATCCATTGGGTGTAGGTATCATTGATGCTGATTATCATGCTACAGGTAATGATATTTATATTGTACTTAAGAATGTATCTCATGAAACTGTTGCTATTGCTAAAGGTGATGCTATTGCACAAGGTATTTTCCATAAGGTTATTACTGCAGGTGATGAAGTAACTACAGAGCGTGTAGGTGGTTTTGGTTCTACTGATTCTAAAGAATATCCACTTACTGTAGAAATTTATGGTAAGAAGTATAAAGCTAAATATGCTAAAGATACACCACATGATTTATATGGTATCTTGGTTTATGGTACTGTTGATGATATTATCTTTATCAGTAAAGATGAGGATGGAAGACTGCATGATGCTCATAGTTTTTTTGAAGAACAGTATGATGTTATCTTAAATAATCATTGTTGGTTTTTTGAGTATGACTTAGGTTTAGTTATTGATGCTACTAAAGAAGAAGCTTCAAATGATTTCATTGAAAGATTGTTAGTTAAGGAAGGATAGAGGTGCTAGGATGCCATTAGATAAAAAATTTAAGGATGTACTATCTCTAAACTTTAGTAAGGAAGATGAAATCCATGTAGGTCTCTTGGCATCAAGTGGGCAGTTTAACAATGGTACTATCACTCTAGATGAGATTGATGAGTTTATTGCAGAATACAAGGATGATTACAATGTATTCATGTGCTATGCTCCGATTGATGGAGATGATAGACTACTAGAAAATGCCAAACCTACTAGATTTCTTGTAGCTGATATTGATGGTGCTGAAATTCCTAAAGAGTTCCCCCCTAGTTATTATTGGGAAACAAGCCCTAATAAGTACCAAGGTCTTTGGATAAGTGATAAAGTTATTGCTCCTAAAGATTATGAGGTGTTAGCTCATGCTATGATTAAAAAATTTAAGTTTGATTCTGCTAGTGACATAGTACACTTGTATAGGATTCCAACTACAGTTAATCATAAGTATGCTACACCACAAGAGGTATCAGAACCTAAAGGTGATGGTGTTGTTTATCGTAGACAAGATATTTTTGAAATTCTTGAATTTGATAAATATAAAAAAGGTACTAAAAAGAAGAAGGTCAAAGGTAAAAAAATTCCTAACAAGGAATATGACCTGGAAGAGCTTTACAAAAAATATGAAGTAAAACCTCTAGTAGATAGAGAAATTACTGACCGTAGTGCCTATGTCTACGCTATTGCTAAAGCTTTGTATGAACAAGGTGCTAAGTCTTCAGAGGTCAAGTATGTAGTTATGTCTACAGACCAAGACAAGTGGGATAGCAGAGAAATTGACAAGGTTCTTTTAAGAATTAAGTCAAAGACTAAACGTAGAAAGAAAGTTAGTAATTCAGTTAATATTTCTGAAGATGAAGTACATATCATTGGTATTAATGATGTTAAAGAAGGTGAGCATGGTGAAGAATGGCTCATTTAAGGTCTTTGGGAATATGACTCAGTAGGGTTAATTGTAGCACCTCCTAAAAGCTACAAGTCTACTCTAATTACTAACATGGCTTTAGCTGTAGCTAGTGGTAAACCTTTTGATGGTCGTAAGGTTATCCAGGGTGGTGTACTTATCTTGCAAGGTGAAAATAGTTTAGTTGCAGAAAAATCAAGATTGATGAACATTGCAGGAACTACAGACTTACCAATCTACTATGTTCAGTCAAGTATTAATCTTGACAACATTGAAGTTCTTAAACGTACTATCATTGAAAACAGTATCAAGATGCTTGTTATTGATCCTCTATACCTCTTGTTTGGTAGTGGTAATATGAACCATCAAGTAGATGTTACACCTAAACTAAGGACTCTTACAGAGCTTAGAAAAGAAACTGGGTGTAGTATTATCCTTGTCCATCACACAAGAAAAACAGATGGCTCTTCAGACTTATCTACAAGTGATATTAATGGTTCAGGATTCTTTGAAGGATGGTATGAGTCTTTAATTATGCTACAACCCCCTAGACGAACTGTTGTAAGAAAAGTAAAGATGTTTAACCGTTTCCGTAATCATGTAGGTTCTGAAGGTACTATCAGAATTGATGATAGTCTTAAAATGACATTGAATCTTGATGATGATTTTGGTGGGGAATATTCAGAGGATAAACCTGATAAACCTATCAATACTCGTAAGGAGAGATTGAAAAAGAAAAAGGCTAAGAAGTCTAAAAAGAAAAAAGAGACTGTAGCTGAAAAAGAAGTTAAGGAAGAAGAATCAATGCCAAAAAAGTCAAAGGCTCTCAGAAGCTCTAAGAAGCGTTCTAAGCGTGTTAAACAACCTACCTATACAACAACCCTAGAAACGTTTTACAAGCCATCAGAAGGCGAATTAGAGCGTTTTGAGAGTGGTATGACGATTAACCTCAGTAAGACTAAGAAAATTTATGTTGATATTGAAACTACAGGACTCAATAATATCACTGATGAAATTAAGTCAATTCAGATTACAGATGAGAGTGAAAATACTTATGTAGTTTGGGTTGATGGTAACTACAGTGAGCTTAAAGACATTGCTAAGTTCCTTAATCAGTTCAAAATTATCACTCATGGTGGTAAGTTTGATAGTCTATTCTTCTTTAAGAAGTGTGGTATAGCTCTTAAACTATTTGGGGATACTCAGATTCTTGCTCACATGCTTACAGAACCTAGTCTTAAACTTAAAGACCTTGTTAAGAAGTATCTAGGTATTACTTATGACATTGACAAGGAAATTAAGAAGTCTAACAAGAAAGTAACTGTAGCTAGTGTCAAGAAAGAATTGAAAGAGTGGGCTTTAGAAAACACTGAGCTTAAGAAGCTTACACCATATAACAAAATGATTGAAGCTCTATATAAAGACTTGGAAGGTAGTCTATTCTTAGATAAACCACAGATGCTTATCAAGTTTGTAGATGATGGTACTGACTATGATAAGGTACTTGATTATTACTCTAAGGTGTCTGAGCGTGTCTTGGAAGAAAGAAGAATGACTCTTATTAATTATGGTATGGGTGATACTGTATATGGATTCAGACTTTATAATTACCTATATCCTAAAGTCAAAGCTTATAAACTACTTAAAGTATATAGACATGAAGTAAGAGCTTATAATGCCTATATTGAGGTAGAAAAAGAAGGGGTTACAATAGACTTTGGTTTATTGGGAGAGACCAGAGATTCTATAGAGACTGAGCTTAAAGAAGTTGAAAAAGAACTTTACTCTTTTGATATTGTTAAAGAAGCTGAAGTAGACAACTTTAACTCAGCTCAACAAAAGGTAAGACTATTCTGCGAGGTGTTAGGTTGGGAGACTAAACACATGACTAAAGGTGGTCAACCACAAGTCAATCAATCCCAGTTAGAGGAATGGTCAAAAGAAGGTAAACATGAAATACTAGATGTTTTACTTAGATATAATAAGCTTACTAAACAGTTACAATTTGTGAATCTGTGGGAAGAGTTATCACAATATGATGGTAAGCTACATCCAAGTTTTAACATCACTGCAGACACTGGTAGGACTACTTGTAAGAATCCTAACATCCAACAGGTGCCCCAGGAGTCAACACTTAGGAATGTAATTACATGTCCTAAGGGTAGAAAGTTCATTGAAGTGGACATGTCACAAGCTGAGTTGCGTGTAGCTAGTATCTTTTCTGAAGATGAAAACATGATACATGCTTATCAATCAGGTAGTGACTTGCACCAAAAAACAATGGAATTAATTAAAGGTGGTAAGAAACCTAAAGATGCCCAGGAAGCTAAGAGATGGAGGACGGAAAGTAAAAGCTGTAACTTTGGGCTACTATATGGTATGTCAGCTAAGACTTATCAAGAGTATGCTAAAGGATATGGTATGGATATTTCTTTAGAAGAAGCTGAAGACATTCGAGAAGCTTTCTTTGACTCATATCCAAAG